CACACCCGCCGAGAAAGTCACGAAAAGACAGAAAAGCAAACACTATACGGCGCAATTCTGGGCATGCTGCAAGGCGGCGAAATGACCGCCAGACAGGTAGCAGAGCAGTTATACATATTAGGGCTTATTGAGCATCCGGCAAGAGCCGTAGCACAGCCGAGGCTAACGGAACTGGTACAGCTAGGCAGAATAGAGGTTAGCGGCAAAACCTACGACTTTATTAGCAACAGGAAAGTGGCGGTATATAAGGCGGTGCAAAGTGTGTAACATGGATTGCCTTAACTGTACTAAGGTGGATTGCGATAATAACCGGCTAACGGATGCCGACAGAAAGCAACAAGACCTATTTGACAGAGAGGTAATAAAAGAACGTGATAAGGAAGAACGCCACGCCTTAAGGAAAGGTGATCTAAAATTTTATGATTATAACCACAGCGACAAAGGCAAGGCGAGAGCTAAACGCTATGAGCAATCAGAAAAGGGCAAAGCAAACCAGCGGCGAAAGACACAAAAGAAAATAGCCAGCGGTAAAAATGCAGAGGCTTGCCGCAGATACTACCAGAGGAAGAAAGAGAGGATAGAGCATGAAAAGAATAAGCTTGATAGCGAGAAAAAGCGGACGGATTGAGACAGAATTAAGAAGTTATAAAAAGGTTTATGAGAACCAGCAAGGCTATGTAGTGTATGAAGACAAGGCGGGTAGACTTGAAGTGTTTCAAGGAAATAAAAAAAGTATGCTTAATTTAACTGTGGAAGAAGTGAAAGTATACGATTGGTATAACGACCCTGTATTTAATTATATCTTAGTAGAAATCTACACAGAAGAAGATGCAACCGCAGCTTTTGAAAAGCTTAAAGAAGAAACAGAAAAATACATAAAAGAAAAGTATGTGCCATGTTTTAAATTAGATAACGAGGCAATCACGCTGGAAAGCGAGGCAGCCAATGCATGACGTATTAACAAGAATTAGACTGATTAAGACAGACTATGAAAGAACAACAGGCAGAACACCAAACCGTATAACGCTAGGTAGTGAGCTATACGGAAAAATAAATGAGTATCACGAGAAAAATGTATCTATGCCACGCATACGGCATAAGCAGTATGAAAAGCAAAGATTGTTTGGCATGGAAATAGAAATAGACTATTTTGACCCTGTAGCGTGTGAGCTGGGATGCATGGAAAGAGTAAGCTTAGAGGGGCTTTTATAATGGCGAGATATAGCATTATACAGGACGATTTAAAAGAGTGCCTTGTATGTAAAACAACAAGAAATATTCATATACACCACATATACCAAGGGGTTGCAAATAGGAAAAACAGCGAGAAATACCATTGTATTGTAGCCTTATGTGCAAGACATCACAATATGAGTAGCGCCGGAATACATTATAACAAAGAGCTGGACAAGAAAATAAAGCAGCTGGCACAAACGACTTTTGAAAAAAATCATACTAGAGAGGAATTTAGGGAGATATTCGGAAAAAGTTTTTTATAAAAGAGGTTGAAAAATGGGTAAGTTTGAAGATTTGACAAATAACAAATACGGAAAGCTACAAGTAATAAAAAGAGAAAAAAATAAAGGGAAAATACCAATGTGGCTCTGTGTTTGTGAGTGTGGAAAAGAATGTGTAATAAGGGGTGAATATTTAAGAACAGGACATACAAAAAGCTGTGGCTGCATGCGCTCTAAAAATGCACTTTCTCTTTTTGCAACACACAACAAGAGCAATACTAGATTGTACAAAATATATAGGGGGATGCGCCAACGATGCTACAACCCAAAGAACAAACGCTATAAAGAATACGGAGCTAGAGGCGTAACAGTATGCGAGGAATGGCTTAACAATTTTGAGGCGTTTTACGAGTGGGCTATAGCTAATGGATATAGAGACAATTTAACTATAGATCGAGAGGACGCAAATAAAAATTATGAGCCAAGTAATTGTAGGTGGATTACGGCTAAAGAACAAGCGAATAACAAAAGAAACAATAACTATATAACTTACAACGGCGAAACACACACTATAGCAGAGTGGGCAGAAATTTATAATATAAAATACAGTACATTATATCAAAGAATTAATAGATATGGATGGAGTGTAGATAGGGCTTTAAATGCTAAATAATGCAACGTAAATTTGAGGAAACACACACAAGAGAAGAATTTAGAGCCATATTTGGCAAAAGTTTTTTATGAGGTAGAAATGAAAAAATTAATTAATGATTTAAAGACGCAGGCAAAGAAATGCGCAATAACAAGTAATTTACGCATGGAAAAACTACTTACCAGAGCAGCCGATGCTATAGAGCAATTACAACCTAGATGGACTCCATGTAGCAAAGAGCTGCCAGAGTATGACTACGACTATTACGACAAATACGGCGAGGACAAGCCATACATAGTAATGATAACAGGGGCGGTACTTCCTACTAAATTATACCTAGCAGAAAACGGGCACTGGTACGACGATAACGATTATTTATATACAGTAACAGCATGGCAAGAAATGCCAGAACCATTTATAGAGGGGTAATATGATACCGACATTTACAAAAACGACGAGAAAAATAACATGTTGCAAGGATTGCACAGAAAGAGTAGTAGGCTGTCATGCTACATGTGAGAAATACAAAGCAGAAAAACAAGCTAATGAAGAAGAGCGAGAAAAAAGAAGAAAAGAAAAGAGGCGTGATAGATGATTAAATTTATTAAGCAGCTCTTATGTAAGCACAGATCATTAACGTGGCTTGACTGTGATTTAGTACGAATAAGAGGGAATGAGTGGCAAACGCAGCATTATTGGAAGTGCAACAAATGCGGCAAAGTGATAGTAGGAAAGAAAGGTACAGCGTGGAAAAATGCTTAGAAAATTAGTTATTTGGTATTTAAACAAATTGTGTAACAAGCAGAATAGTTGCAAGGAGTGCCCTTATTTAACGGCGGATTATGGTTGCATATTAGCAGAAACGGTAAAGGTTTTAAAAGAGGTGTAAGAAATGACAAATAAGCAACGGGGAATAGAAAGTAGAAAAAAGATATACGACTTTATAAAAGAGTATGTAGAAAATAACGGCTATGCACCTAGTGTAAGTGAGATATGCGCCGGTACAGGGTTTAAAAGTAAAGCTACAGTACATACACACTTACACAAGATGCAAGAAAAAGGCATTTTGCAGCTAGGTGGATATAGCCAGCCACGCAGCATAAAAATACTAGGTGAGTTTATCGAATAGCAGCACCGTAGCAATATCTAACACCCGCTTTTTATCAGCAGCAGAAAGCTCTACACTGTCCAAAGTAACAGAGCTTTTTGCTAGGGTGTCGCTTAAATCCAGTGTTTCTAATTGCCTGTATGCCTCTACAGTGAGCTTTTCGTTGGAATTGCAAAGCATATAGTCAATAGACACTTTAAAAAATTCTGCGTATTTTAGCAACAACTCATAAGTGGGCTGCCGCTCACAGCGCTCATAAGAGCCTATGGCAGAACTGGACACACCAAGGATAGCGGCTAGATCAGATTGCTTTAAGTCTCTATCCTTGCGCAGCTGCTTTAGTCTTTCGCCATAATTCATAAAAAACACCGCCTTTCCAAAATTATGATACCACAAAATGTGAGATATAGACAATAGGAAAGTATGATATACCAAAAATGCACAAACCACAAAATGTATTTTTGTGAAAGATTGACGATATACAAATAATACAAAACGTAGTATTATTATAACGGTAACAGGAAACACACCACAGAAAGAGAGGTAATAAGTGAAAGGGTTTAAAGGATTTAACAAAGGTTTGGTTTGCAGAGGTAAACAGTATAAAGAAAACGAGGTATTTACAGAGGAAAAAGCAGTGCCATGCGAAAGCGGCATGCATTTTTGCGAAAATCCGATGGACGTATTAAGCCATTATGAGTTTGTAAATACAAAGGGCAAAGTGCCAGAGCTTAATGAATTTGCAGAGGTAGAGGCGTTGGATGAGGTGGCAACGGACGATAACGTGAAATACACGACAACTAAGTTAAGAATTGGTGCAAAGTTATCAATACACGCTTTTGTTAATGCGTTTGTAGAATTTACGCTAAGCAAGATCAGCAAAGAAGATAAAGACACAAACACAGGTTACATGAGCGCAGCCACAAACACAGGTTACAGGAGCGCAGCCACAAACACAGGTGACAGGAGCGCAGCCACAAACACAGGTTACATGAGCGCAGCCACAAACACAGGTAACATGAGCGCAGCCACAAACACAGGTGACAGGAGCGCAGCCACAAACACAGGTTACATGAGCGCAGCCACAAACACAGGTGACAGGAGCGCAGCCACAAACACAGGTTACAGGAGCGCAGCCACAAACACAGGTTACAGGAGCGCAGCCACAAACACAGGTGACAGGAGCGCAGCCACAAACACAGGTAACATGAGCGCAGCCACAAACACAGGTAACATGAGCGCAGCCACAAACACAGGTGACATGAGCGCAGCCACAGTAGAGGGAAAAGAAAGTGTAGCGGTAGCTTGGGGCTATAAAGGAGCTGCAAGGGGAGCGCTTGGCTGCTATATCGTACTGGCAGAGCGTAACGATGATGGCGAACTAATTAACGCCAGAATGGAAAAAGTAGACGGCGAAAAGGTAAAAGCTAACACCTTTTATAGATTGGTAGACGGCGAATTAGAAGAGGTACAGGAAGAATAGAAAAGAGGTGTGTTTATGAAGTTTAAATTATGGTGCGTAGCCAATAAATACACAGCAAGAAAGATAGAAGAGCTTACAGGCATTAGCCGTAGCAATATCTTTGCATACTGGCAAGGGACAAGGAAACCAAGCAGAGCTAACGAGGCTCTTTTGAAAGAAAAGCTGGACATGCCGGCGGGCTTATTTGATTAGAAAGGAGAACATATGGCACAGGTAGTAGAAAGCATGGTAAATGTACCGCCAAGAATTTACGAGGCTATTAGCGGCGTAATGGCAGACATTGACGCAGTAGGAAAGAACCAGAAAAACAAGCAGCAAGGCTTTATGTACCGAGGCATTGACGATGTAATGAACGCATTAGCGCCGGCATTGGTAAAAAACAAAGTGTTTATAGTACCAGAGGTAACACATGAGGAAAGAACGGAGCGCAAGACGGATAAGGGCGGCGTATTGTTCTATTCACGCTTGCATATTACATACAGATTTTATACAACAGACGGCAGCCATATAGAGGCTAAAGTAATAGGCGAGGCAATGGATGGCGGAGATAAAGCCACAAATAAAGCCATGAGCGTAGCTTACAAGTATGCAGCATTTCAAGTGTTTAATATTCCTACAGAGGAACTAAAAGAAGTTAATACAGGCATGGACGACCCAGACGCAGAGGTATACAACGTAGCGCCAGAGGTTATGTATGTAAATAAAGAACATGTAGCGACGTTAAGAGGCGCTATGGAGCAAAAAGGCATAACAGAAGAAAAAGTTTTAAAGCGCTACGGTAATGGCGCAAAAGCAATAGAAGAAATTACAGTAGAGGCATTTATGCGAGCTATGGCAGCACTGGAAAAGACACAAGATAAAAAACAGGAAGAGCAAGAGGTAGATACTAAGAAAACAAATTTTGATCTATAGAAAGTGAGGTAGAACGTGAGTAACGAAATGGATATTAAAGTAACGGCGTTTCAAGCGCCAGTAATTACAATTAACTACGAGACATTAAAAGCGGAGCTGGAAAACAGCTTAGAGAGCTACAAAGGGCTTGTAGTTACAGAGGAAACCTTAGCCGGCAGCAAGGCAGCACAAAAGGAGCTTGCTAGCTTAAGAGTAAAGATTGATACATACCGCAAGGACAAAAAGAAAGAAGTAGAAAAGCCTATTAAGGCATTTGAGGCGCAGTGTAAAGAGCTTATTGCATTGGTAGAAAGCGTAGAAAAGCCAATTAAAGAGGGCATTAAAGTATTTGACGATAAGCGCAGAGAGGAAAAGCGCCAAACAGCTTTAGAGCTTATTAAAGAGGTTGCAGCTGCACAGGGATTAAATGAGAAGTACGCTGCAAAACTTACGGTAATTGATAAATACATGAACCTTACAGCCACAGCACAGGCGGTAAGGGATGATTTGGAAACCAGAGCTTTTGCACTTAGTGTGGAGCAAGACAGAGAGGCAGAGCGCTTAGAGATTATTAAAAGCGTACTGGACAGCGAAAACAGCAGAATTAGCGTAAAGCTAGATATTGGCTTATGGCAGCGGGATATTGAGGCAGACAAGCCGACAAGCGAAATTATAGCGCAGATTAAAGCATATGCAGCGCAGATTTACGAGGCAGAGCATAAGCCGGAAGAACCGCCAAAGGAAGAACCGCAGCCAGTTAAAAAGGAAGAACCAGCAGCGCAGCCAGAAAAGCTCTACACAGCTACATTTAAAGTAACTGGCACATTAGCAGAGCTTAGAGCGGTTAGCAATCTGCTTAGGCAGAATAAGACCAGCTACGAGGTTTTAGATCAGCGGGAAGTATGAAACAAATAAAAGGACAGTTAAACATGTCCACCGATTTACGGGATAAATGCGAAGTATACAGCGGTTATCCTTGCACCTATTATGTAGCAAGCCAGTACAGATACATACACGAAAAACTAGAGTGTAAAGTGGCTTGCTGCAAGGTGTGCAACGAAAGGAAGTTATGCGGGTGGGCGTGTAATGCAAGTAGTAAAGGAGTTTAAACAATGTACAACAATGTAACACTTATGGGGCGTTTAACAAAAGACGCAGAGCTTAGATACCAGCAAGGGACAGACAAAGCAAGCGCCAGATTTACCCTTGCAGTAGAAAGAAAATACAAAGGACAGGACGGCGAAAAGGTAACAGACTTTATTAACTGTGTGGCGTTTAACAAAACAGCCGAATTTATTAGCAAATACTTTGCTAAAGGCAATTTGATTTTAGTAAGAGGCGAGATTTGGACAGGCAGCTACACCAACAAGGACGGCGTAAAAATTTACACAACAGATGTAATGGTAGAAGAGGCTAGATTTACCGGCGAAAAGAAAAACGATGCACCAGCAACAAATAACAGACCAGCGCCAAGTGCTACGAGCGCAGACGGCTTTATGGATATTCCAGACGATTTGGGCGACGAATTGCCATTTGCATAGAAAGAGGGTGTAAATAAGTGATTTGGTTAGCATCATTAATACTTATAGCAATGTTTGTTATGACAGCGTACAGCGTGGGCAGCGTTACAGGAACGTCGAAAAGCGTAGCGAATTTATTAGCAATTACGGCTATGTGTATTGGTTATAACGTCATGTGCCTAATGTTATTTTTTAAGGTTTGGTAGTATGCAAGACATGATAGGTAAGCTCTTTGAAAGCATAGAAAAGCTAAGAGGGGCAATAGACAAGCGGTACAAAATAAGCGAGCAAAGAGCAGTAGCAGAGTACAACTACAGGGAAACACTAGGGCGGGAAATGGCGGTAGCGAAAGCCGAGGGCATGGCTGCCACCGCCCTGTATAACTACTGTAGAGGGCTAGAAAATGTGGCGCAGCTGCGGGCAGAGCGTGACATATTGAGCGCACAAGAAACTTATATTACTGATTTGATTTTCTATTATCGTACAGTAATAAGTGTATACCAAAATCAAATAGAGGCAGAAAGAAAAGGTTTATAGAGCATGAACAAGGGACAGAGAAAAACCAAAAAGAGCAAAGAAAATTTAAAAATCTGCGAAAGATGCGGAAACGGTGGATATACATATAAAACCATGTTTCGCTGTAAATATTGTGGATTTATGAACGGCTACGGAGATTACAACGTAGAAATAACAAAAGGCGGTATTGACGACAGATAGGAGAAAGCATGCAGATTATTAGAAACAAATTTGTGATTATGCGAAATAATCGAAAAGAGATACTAACATGCAAGCAATACAAAGCAGATCAGTTTGTATCTGTAAAAGCTAATGATAACTACGAAATTAAAACATACAAAACATTTAACGCAGCGCAAAGGTTTTGCGACAGTGTTTCTAAGCACTGGATAGGAAATTATGAGATAGTGCCGGCAAGGGTGACAATAGAGGTGTAGCATGAATAAACGACAGAGCAAGAAAAAACAAAAAAGAGAGCGTTATTTAATAAATGGCTTGGGCTTTCCTGTGACATATAGAGAGGAAAGAGAGTGGAGCAGAGCGCACCACGAGTATTTAGTGTCTATTTGCTGTAGAAACCGACTTTTAAACAAGGTTGATACAATGATGGCAGAAATAATAGGGATTCCATATAAATACGGCGAAAATAGCTATAAATACCCTAACAGGGGCGCTAGAAAAGCTCTTAAGAAAGCAAGAGAGCCGGTGTATGAGGGTTAGATAATGAGGTGTATAAATGATATCAACAGACATAGTAAAAAATGCAGACTACTTGCACATTATCTTTGCTGGCAAAGTTGTAGAGTATATGCAATATGAAGAATGTAGCGTAACTTTTGGTGATGTAATAGAAATTGCAAAATTTAACGGGTACGACAAAGGTGTGATTATTCTAATAGCAGAAAGCGCACTAAAAGGCACAGTGTACAAATACGGCAATCATGGCAAGTATTGGGAAGAGGTAGGCGAAACAATGGGTTTTGCTTAAGGGGGTACAAGAATGACGTTAAGAAAACTAGCAAAAGCCTATAGTACAACTGTAGAAGGTTTGGCTGGGGTTATGGGCTACACTAGGCAAGCCCTATACGATATAGTCAACGGCAAAGGCAATACGAATAAACGGCGGCTTTATGCAGCTTTAGAAAGGCTACAGGACATAAGCGACAGCCATTACAGCGAGGATTTAGCAGAGGCTAGAATACAAAAGAATATAAGAGAAAAAGGCATAGAGTGGCTAAGAACTATTGCAAGGTAAGAGAGGTATAAAATGGCAAGTAAAGAACAATTAAAAGAGGCTGCTACTGATATGTATAACATGTTTAACTGTTTTATGGAGCTTACAGGCGGCAACATGGCACTTTCTTTAAATCTATTAACCGCATGGTTGCGCTCTATGATGAATAACGAGCCAACGCCATTAAATATATTGTGGGAGCGTTAAGATGGAGACAAAACAGAAAGCTAGCTTTACGATCTATGGACGATTAGACGGGCTAAACGAATATACAAGGGCGTGCCGGTCTAATCGTTACAAAGGTAGCAAAATGAAAGCCAATAACGAGGGCTTAGTAATAGCAAGTGTTTTATGTAAGTTGCGAAATGTGAAGTTTAACGGCAAGGTAAATATAACGTATAAATGGTACGAGGCAAACAAAAAGCGAGATTTAGATAACATAGCGTTTGCCAAGAAGTTTATACAGGATGCGCTAGTAAAGATGGGGGTATTAGCCGGTGATGGCTGGCGGCATATATCGGGCTTTACAGATGAATTTTACATAGACAAAGAGAACCCAAGAATAGAAGTAACAATAAGCGAGGTGTAGCATGGTAGTAATATCACAAGACGGAAGTGTAACAATACCTTATGAGAGATTTGTATTTAGTACATATGACAAAAACAAAATAATAGCAACGCCGGACGTTGTAGTAAGACCTAGCGAAATTCATTATAGAGTAATAGGCACTTACAATGACGAGGAAGAGGCAAAAATGGTATTAGAGTATATGGCAACAGCTTTCGGAATGGGCAACAAAGTTTTATACATGCCGGATTCGACCGAGTAAGAGGTAAAGCATGAGTAAGAATATAAAATCAGATTGCTTTGCATACGACAAAAATTTAGGTAGATGCAAGGCGTTAAACGAAATATCTTGTAATGAGTGCCACTTTTACAAAGCAAGCGGTACAGAGTGTAAAACATGTAAACACTTCAAGAAAGATAGTTGCATAGACATAGAAATGGCGGCGTGTTATGAAAGACGGAAAAATAGAGCGTAGTGACGCAGCGGTATTAATGGCTATATATCGAAAAATTGATATAGACGGCTATGTAAGAGAACCAGTAACAACAGATGAAATGATAACGCTGTTTGCTATAGCAAAGGCTTTAGAAAAAGGCTTTAAAAGTCGAAAGGGTAAAAAGAAAATGGCAATAGGTATAGTAAGGACGCTGGAAACGCCGGACGGTGTAAAGTGGGTACATTTAGAGGATTACCAGCAGCTATTAAGAAAATATGAAGAGCTAGCGGGCGTAGAAAGCAACAGCTCTATTATAGCAAGGGTGGGAGCAGATGAAGTGCCAGAGTAGACATGCGAAGGAGCGGTAAATGTGGACAACAAAGAAAGAATCCTAGAAAAGTTAGGTAATTACACATATTATGCCACTAGGCTAAAAGAGACAAGAGAGAAAATAGACAGCTTAACATACAAGACTACGCCTACATATGGCTTGCAGCCGCCGGCAATGACAAACGCTTTTAACAGCAAAGTAGAGAACATGGGAAACACACGCTACGAGTTAAGGAAGAAAGAGCTAATGTATGAGCGCAAGGTGCAAGAGATAGTAGACATGATCGAAAAAAGCGGGTTGGATAAACAAGAAAAGGAGCTTATGTGGTGGATGGCGAAATGTGGAAAATTACAGGCATTTAGGAGAATACACCGCATAGGAAAATACAATGTATATAAGATGCGGGACAAAGCCATAGAAAAGATTATTGCCGCTCATAAACTACAAAACGTGTGATAATATTACAAATACTTGCTCTAAAACTGTAAATGTGGTATAATGGACATATCATATAAATTCTCCAATCATAAACTAAAAGAGCGTGTGCCTAATAAAACGGGTATGCGCTCTTTTTATTAGGACGGTGAAAACATGAAAAGAGCAAGTACGACAAGGCGCAAGCTATTAAAGAGTAAAGAGCTGCAAGGTGCTTTTGTAAATGTAATAAAGTGCTTATGCCAGATAGGTTACATAAGCGTAGCAGAAATGAGAGAGCTAGAGCACAGGGTAAAAGCCGGTGATATGACAGCATACAAGGAAGTAAGAGAAAGGCTGCTAGAAATGGCAGATGATTTAAAGAAAATCTAATAACGGGAGTGCTTTCCTATTCGACATTTAGAGTATATTGACCTAAGCAAAGTAGTACCGTACATAAACAACCCACGAAATAACGAGGATGCAGTAGACAAGGTAGCAGCCAGCATAGCAGAGTATGGCTTTAACGTGCCGCTAGTATTGGACAGCGATAACGTGATTATAACAGGGCATACACGATATAAGGCAGCGCAAAAGCTGGGACTAAAAACTGTGCCTTGTATTTATGCAGAGGGGCTAACGGATGCGCAAGTAAAGGCATACAGGATAGCAGACAATAAAGTAAGTGAGTTTGCCAGCTGGAACGACGAGGCATTAACGCTAGAGTTTGAACAGCTGCAAGAGCTAGAATTTGACTTAGAGCTTACGGGCTTTGATATGGACGAAATAAACGATTTACTAGGCACAGACATAGAAGAGGACAAAGAGCCGGTAGAAGTAACGAAAATGGCAGACAGGTACTTAGTACCGCCATTTAGTGTGCTGGATGCAAAGCAAGGCTATTGGCAAGACCGAAAAAAGGAATGGCTGGCTCTGGGTATCAGATCAGAGGAAAGCAGAGAGGGCATACAGACATATAACGACAGCTTTAGTAATGACAAATACGGCAGCAGCTTTAGCATGAGTAACGAGGTGTCTGTATTTGACCCTGTATTATGCGAGGTTATGTATAAATGGTTTAACGTACCAGAGGGCAAAATACTAGATATATTTGCCGGTGGCAGCGTGCGGGGCATAGTAGCGGAAAAGCTGGGCTATGATTATACCGGCATAGATCTACGGCAAGAGCAAGTAGATGCTAACAACAGGAACGCAGCAGAGCTAGAGTGTGAGCCTACATGGATATGCGACGACAGCAGAAACCTAGACAACTATTTTGATAGTGATTTTTTCGACATGGTATTTACATGCCCACCCTATGCAGATTTAGAAGTATACAGCGATAACCCGCAAGACCTAAGCACAATGGAGTACGGGGATTTTAAAGAGGTATACAGCGAGATTATAGAAAAGGCGGCAGACAAGCTAAAGCCTAACCGTTTTTTTGTAATAGTGGTGGGAGAGGTAAGAGGAAAGAGCGGAACTTATTACAATTTTGTAGGCGACACAATAAGCGCATGCTGCAAGGCGGGGCTGCATTATTACAACGAGCTAGTATTAGTAACACCAGCCGGCACATTACCGCTACGGGCTGGAAAGATAATGGACAGCAGCCGGAAAATAGGCAAGCAGCACCAAAATGTATTAGTTTTCTACAAAGGAAACATAAAGGACATAAAAGCCGAATACGGCGCAGTAATTTAAAAAGGGTGGTGGAGATGGCAAAGAAGAACAAGCAACAGCTAAAAGTAGCAAAGAAAAAAAGTAAAAATCCATATATAGACCTTATGGACAGTGGCGGCGGCAGACCCATTAAGCTAATAAGCGAGCAAGGCGAGGTATTTATAACTAAGCTGGCGGGGCTTATGTGTACGGATGAGGAAATAGCGGCTATGATGAGCGATGAAAACGAAAGCATAAGCGTAGATACTTTGCTAAACGAGAACAACAAAGCCACTTTTACGGACTGTAAAGCCAAAGGGCAAGCTATGGGTAAAGTGAGCTTACGGCGTAACCAGTTTGCGCTATCTAAGGTAAATGCAAATATGGCTATATTCTTAGGCAAAAACTATTTAGATCAGACAGACAAGAAAGAGGTTAAGGCAGACATGGACGGCGGCGACATTATATTTAATATCATGCCGGCAAGCCAGAGACCGCCAGAGGACGACGAGGAAAGCGAGGACTAACATGTATACGGAGCTAGACGACAGACAAGTAAATATACTAGGTACAGACTATAGCATAGTATTTGTAAAGGCAGACAGCCCACAAATGGAAGAGAAAGAGGCAGACGGCTACATAGACCCTACAACAAAAGAAATATATATAGGCATATTTAAACCAGATGCTAAAAGCTGCAAAGACTTAGACTCATACCAGCGCCGTATTATGCGTCATGAGATTATACACGCTTTTCTTTTTGAGTGCGGGTTATGGACTAGCAGCAACAGTGTAAATAGTTGGGCAACAAATGAGGAAATGGTAGATTGGTTTGCAATCCAGCACAATAAAATACATAAAGCATTTGAGAAAGCGGGTGCGTTGTAATGATTAAGTTTTTAGTAGGTGCAGCAGCACTTATATATTCTGTGTGTTTTTATTCCTGTTTTATACGCAGTGGAAGAGATAGCAGAAAAGAGGAAAAATACGCAGAGCTGCACAGGGATAACGATAAGTAAGTAGGTGGCAGCATGGCAGCAAGGGAAATGTATGTAAATGATGCTTATATACCATACCTAGAGGCTACACAGTATTTACAAATATTTTTCGGCGGCAGCTCAAGTGGCAAATCCTACTTTTTAGCCCAACGGTGCGTTATGGACAATATGAACGGCTATAACTACCTTATATGCCGTAATGTAGGTAACACTATTAAAAAGTCTGTATTTAATGAAGTGTGGAAAGCTATATGCAACATGCAGCTAGCTATGTTCTACGATAGAAACAAAACAGAGCTAACTATAACAAACCGGCGTAATAATAAACAAATATTGTTTAGCGGTTTGGACGATGAGGAAAAATTGAAGTCTATTACACCTATAGACGGCGTATTAGAGAGAGTGTGGATTGAAGAGGCTACGGAGATAAGGCGCAGTGCGTATTTGCAGCTTAAAAAGCGTTTGCGTGGGCGCACAGATAAGCACAAAGGCATAATTATTAGTTTTAACCCAGTGTTAAAAACACACTGGATTTACAAAGAGTTTTTTGCGGATTGCTGGGACGAAACAAAGAATATATTTAAGAGTGCTAGAAAGCTCATAGTAAAAACTACATACAAAGACAACGCATTTTTAACGCCCGACGATATATACGAGCTTGAACATGAAGCAGATCAGTATTTCTATAACGTGTACACGCTTGGTAACTGGGGCATTTTAGGAAATGTTATCTTTAAAAATTGGAGTACGGCAGACCTTAGCAAACAGGTTGCCAGCTTTGACAATATAGCAATAGGGCTAGACTTTGGTTTTACGAATCCTAACGCATTAATAAAATGCAACATAAGCGAAAAAAGCAAAACTATATATGTATTTGAGGAGCTATGTAAACGTGGACAGACCTATAACAGCCTCATAGCAGATATTAAGCGGGTAGCCGGTAATAGTATGATAATGTGCGACAACGAGGACAGCCGAGGCGTTTATATGCTGCGGCAAGGTGGCATAAATGCGGTAGCTGCAAAAAAGGGCGCAGACAGCGTTATAAATGGTATCACATGGCTACAGGGCTATAAAATTGTTATAGATATACGCTGCCAAGAGTTTATAAATGAAATACAGCAATACCACTGGCAAGAGGACAAGGATGGTAACGTAATAGAAAAGCCAGTTAAAAAGCAAGATCATTTGATAGACGCACTTAGGTACGCTTGCGAGCCAACAATATTAAACACAACGGCAAAAGCTACAGTAAGACTATAAGAAAGGCAATATATGAGCAGAGAGGAAAGTATAAAGGAAATAGCCGACTACTACGGCTTTAACCACCAATGCAAAAAAATTGTAGAGGAAATGGGAGAGCTTACGGTAGAAATATGCAAGCAAGATACTAAAAAGATAGAGGAAGAGCTAGCAGATGTATTAGTACTGGCTATGCAGCTGCGGTTATTCCTAGACAATGACAGAATAGAAAGCATAATAGATTACAAAATAAATAGGCAAATAGGACGAATGGCAAAAGAAATAAACACTTATCTTTAACATGTTAATAACTTGTTGATAACTTGCAAGTTAGTTGCAAAGTAAGGAGCTGATAACGTGGGCTGCATGCACACAAACACAGTTAAAATAGGTGAGGCGAAAAGTTGCTTAGATTGTGGGTACACAATAGCACCTAATCGCCCGCCTTTTTTTGATAAGGACATAGTAAACTATAGCAGCAAAAAGGAAAGGAAAAAGGGCAATGCTAAGAATAACAGATGAGTACCCAGATTATAGCGGCTATATAGCGGCTATTAGAGAGGGCGGCATAACGGATGCACTTTTAAATAAAATCATAGAAAAGCACAAAAATAATTCAGATCATACAAAGGAACTGTATGACAGGTACAAGACCAGAGAGGACGCAGTACCGATTTTTAGCAGAGAGCCACGCTTTAAGCATGAAAGCAAGGAAATAGAAGAGCTTAACAATAAAGTTAATAACGACTTTTTCAGTGAAATAGTGGATATTTCTACGGGTTACTTTGCCGGTAAAGCTGCCGCCTATACATATGCAGACGACGAGGGAAACGCAGAGGATGCACAAAAAGCACTTGCAGACTTTGTAACAAGAAACAATATGTATAACGTGAACATGGAGACCACAAAATACGCCACAGCATGCGGCTACTCTGGCAGATTGTTTTATATTGATACAGAGGGAAATGAGCGTGTAATGGCTGTGCCGCCTTATGAGGCTGCTATTTTGTTTGAGGACGAAATGACAGAGCCAAGCTACGGCGTTAGATATTACAAAGTAGTGGATATATACGACTCAGAGAGCTACAAAGCAGAGTTTTACGACGAAACATATATTTACTACTACGAGGGGCAGTTTGGCAGCTTATCTTTTAAAGACAAAAAGCCGCACATGTTCAACTATTGCCCGCTGCAAGGCATACCACGAAACAGGGAGCTTTTAGGCGATGCAGAAAAGGTGTTAGCGCTTATTGACGACTACGACAAGACGGTAAGCGACAACAGCAACGATATTGAGGGAAACACTAATGCACATTTGGTATTTCAAAATGTTATGATACCAGATGCGGAAATGGCAAAAGCACGAAAGAGCGGAGCTTTCCAGTTTAACGGGCTGGACAACAGCAAAGTGTATTATCTTACAAAAGACGTAAACGACACCTTTAATACAAACCATTTAAACCGGCTGGAAGATAATATATACAGATTTAGCAAGACACCTAACCTTAATAGCGAAAAATTCGGAGAGGCAAGCGGTGTAAGCTTAAAGTTTAAGATCACTGGATTAGAGAGCAAATGCGGTGCGTATGAGGCTAAATGTATTGGCGCAGATACTTACATGTTTAAATTGCTGGCAAGCAGCTTTAATAAAAAGCGTATAGCATTTGACCCGCTGCAATGCTATACATCTTATAAGCGTAATTTCCCTATGGATTTAGTAAACGAGGCAAGCACAGTACAGGCGCTTGTAAATGCCGGATTGCCTAAACAAGTAGCATTTGAGCAGTTATCATTTGTGGACGATGTAGAGTACATTATGGAACTGATAGAGCAAGAAAAAGACGGCATACCTAGCTTAATGGATGTGCTGCCGGATGATGAAGACGACGACACAGAGGGAACAAACAAAGAAGAGTTAGATAACAAACCACAAAACGTAGAATAATCTTACAATAAATTGACAGAAAAATACTAACTGTGATATAATACAGGTACGGAGTGAGAAAGTGATTTTTCATGTATGTTTCTTCTTTAAATTAATTGCGTATCGGAAAATAGCAGCTTTTCGCAGCCATGTGCTGTGTGGGCTGCTTTTTTCGTATGGGGGAATATATGACAAACCTAGAAAAATACCTATATCAGTTGCGGCGAATAGCAGAGCATAGGGACAAAGCGGCAGAAAAGGAAATAAGAAAAATTTACAAAGAGCTGCTAAAAGAGCTTAACGGCTTTCTGGGCAACATATACGCCACCTACAGCGAGGACGACATGCTAAACTACAGCATGCTAGCAGCTGCCGGCATGGATGCCCGATTTTTAGAAGAAGTAGAGCAGCGCATAAATGGCATAACGCCAAAGGTAACAAAGCTAATACAGGAAACCACAGAGGAAGTATACGAGGCTTGTTATGATGGCATGGTAAATGCAGTAACAAAAGCAGCCGGCAATATGGAAGTATTAAAGGGAGTTTTTGAAACTATAAGCGCAGTTACGCCAGAGGTAATAAGAGCAGCGGTAAATAACCCTGTTAGCGGTTTGACCTTAAAAGACACACTGGAAAAGCACCGTAAAGAGATTATTTACGACATAAAGAAAAACATAGGCATAGGGCTTACCAACGGCGACAGATACAGCACAATGGCTAAGCGCATAGCTACCAGCTTAGACGGTGATTATAACAAAAGTATGCGGATTGTACGCACAGAGGTACACAGAGTACGAGAAACCGGCTTTAACGATGCAGCCACAGAGCTTAACAATACATTAAAGCAAGGCAATAGCGGTTATGTAATGGCTAAGACATGGCGCACAATGAAAGACGAGCGGGTAAGACCAAACACAATGCGCAAAACAAAAAAAGGCTGGAAAAAAGGCAAACGTGGCAAATATAATCATGTAAAAATGGACGGCGTAACAATTCCACAGGATGAGTTATTTGAAATGCCGGACAGCACACCGGCTAGCCCTGTTACATGTATGTGCCCGTCACAAACTGGGGTGGCGGGACATGATTGTAATTGTAGATGCTATGTTAGTTATGATCTAGTGCTAGCTAGTGAGCTTACAAAGGTAAAAGATGGCGAAAAGACCATAGAAGAGGCTGTAGAAACAAGCGAAAATAAAGAAAAACCATTTACGCCAGCAAAGAGCTTGCGAGAGGCGCAAGAATACGCAGAAAAAGAGTTGGGTGTAAAATGGGCGGTAGCATATACAGAGGATAAATTTAATTTAGACGTAGCTAATGCTATGAATAAAGCTCTTAAAGACGTAAGCAAAAAGTTTGGAGCCATAGAGCTTAATATAATTCAGATACTACCTAAAGGCATAGATGCTTATGCATGTTATTCAAGTGGCAGTAGAAGAATTGGGTTAAATAAAGTAGCGAAAACCAAAGCCGCTATAAAGAAAATGGAAAAACAGGCTAAAGAGCAGTATAGTCTTGGATTTTGGAGCGGCAACGCAGCTACGCACAGCTTGTACCATGAATTAGGACATGCCGTACAGCATAAAATATGCGATAATAATATAGCAATAAAAAACAGAATAGATATTTTGTATAATCGAACATTCGAAGAGATATTAGGAGAGAGTACAAATTTTAACTGGCGATTAGAAAAAAGCCTAGAAAATAAACAGGCGTGCAAAGACGCTGGATTTAGTTATTACGGATTGCGTAATAGTGGTGAATTTATAGCAGAATCCATAGCGCAATATTTTACGATGGATAACCCTAGCGACATTGCAAAGAAAGTAGTAGAAACATTGTTAGGGGGTTGGGAATAATGCTATTAACAGTAGAACACGCAGAGCTTTTAGAGGCAGACGGCAAAGAAAAATATAAAGCTAAAAAAGGGCTAACAGACGAGCAGTTAGTAAAAATTATTGAGCTGGACGAGGGACACAAAGAGTTTTACGGCGACCACCTTGTAACAAACATTAAAGAAGTAAAAGCAGAACATAGAGCAAATCTTAAAATGAAAAATAACAAGTAACTAGGGCAAGCGGTAAGCTGCCCTTTTTATATGCGAGAAAGAGAGGTGCAAAGCATGGATTTAAGACCAATGGAGCTAAACGACACAGTAGAAATGATGAATAGCGCAGACTACAAAGAAAGATTTAAAGCAGAGTATTTACAGTTAGGTATACGAATTGGCAAACTGGCAAATATGCTTTCTAACTATGCTGCCGGTACATTAAATTTTTCTCCTAGCTGCCCTTACGATGTATTAGAGGCGCAGTTAAACGCTATGCAGATTTATATGTATACCTTAAGAAAACGTGCAGAAATTGAGGGCATTGAGTTATAAAAAAAGGTAAAAGTAATGGGAAACGATAAATTTTTAAAACTCTGCAAAGAAATTGTAGTTAATTACTTTAACGAGCATGCAGATAAAACAGACAAGAAAACAATTACAGAGGACGACGTATTTGTAGTGTGGAGCTGCAAGACATTGCAGAATAACAAAGCATTAGTAAGCACTACGGTATCAGATGGCATGTACTACGAAATTACCCACAATGGAGACAAGCAAGAAACTTATGTAGATGCTTATAAGAAGTGGGAAAACTTTGTGGTTAAATAGAATGAGGTAAACCATGAGAAAAATTATTTATTTGGCTTTAGCGCTAGTAATGTTGTTTAGTTGTTCTATTACAACTCATGCAGCAAGCTACAACGTGAATTATGGCGGTATTTATTGCTATATTCCAAAGCTGCCAAAAATCCCAGATTTAACAGGGAGTGTAGAACTACCAGAGGGAGCGAAACAGGCAGCAAGAGAGGCGGGAAAGAACGCTGTTAAAGATTTAGATATAGACTTTTCAAAGATAAAAATTGATTTTTAACGAGGTGCAACATGCCAGAGAATTGCACAAAATGCGAGACTTACAAAACATGCCAGAGCCATTACGGGGGGCTGGGATGTAAGCACAAAGAAGAGATACAAAAACAGGCAGCAAGCGGCTTACAAAAGTAGGCTGCTTTTCTTTTACATTTTTTTAATCCTCTTATTGGCAACTTGTCGCTAATCCCGACAGGTTGCTATTTTGGTAGCTTACTCAAGAGGTTAAGAGGGATGCTTGCTAAGCATTTAGGGCGTTATACGCTGCGTGGGTTCGATTCCCACAGCTACCGTTTATATTGACTTGTAGTTCAGAGGTAAGAGCAGCCGGCTCATAACCGGCAAGTCGTGGGTTCGAATCCCACCAAGTCAATTATTGGCGCATAGTCCAGTGGTAGAACAACAGGCTTTGACCCTGTAGGTCGCTGGTTCGATTCCAGCTGCGCTAGTATGTGGGCTAACCGCATAGCAACTCTATTTAGTGGGGCTATGGGCTGGCACTCTTAAAAAGTAACAGTGTGGTGGCGGTTATAGATCGCCGGACTCACGAAAGGAGCAAAACATGAGTTTAGAAGAATTAAAGGCGCTGCGAGACAGCGGGGCTATCACAGAGGAACAATTTAAAGCTATGTGCAAGCAGTTTGGCTATGAGGTGGAAGAACCGCCAGTAGATCCAGAACCAGAGCCACAGCCGGATATTGAGAAGTTAATACAGCAAGCTGTAGACAGAGCTACTAATAAGCTAGGCAATGATAACAAAAAGCTGCGTGAGGACTTAGAAAAGCTGCGTAAAGAAAAGCTTACAGCCGATGAGCTTAAGGCTTTAGAGGACGCAGAGAAAGAAAAAGACCTTGCAGACAGAGAGGCAGCCTTAAAAGCGGCAGAAAACAAAATGTATGCAGTAAAGGCAATCAAAAAAGCCGGTTTAGACGATGGCAGCGAAACAGCGCTAGACATTTTAGCACTTGTAAACGCTGGCGACGAGGCGGCAATAGATGCCAATATCACAGCCTTAAAAGCGTTAGTGGATAAGTTGGTAAAAGCAGAGGTAGAAAAGACCTTTAAAGGCAACGGACGCAACCCAGAAAAGGGAGCGGGCGGCACAGGTGGAGACAACCCGTATATGGCTGGCAAATCCTATAATTTGACTAAGCAAATGGAATTAGAAAGCACAAACCCAGAGCTTGCAGCAAAACTTAAGGCGGCAGCGGGAATTAATTAAAAAGGAGATTGAACAATGGCTATTACAACTATAGCAGATATGCAAATTGTACCTAGTAAATTCACTGAATATACTTTACAGCGTACTACAGAAAAATCCATGTTAGTAAGAAGTGGCATTACAACAGCAGACAGCCGTATTAGCCAGCTTATTAACGGTTTACCAAGAGGCGGAAACTATATCCAGATGCCATTTTACAACGCTTTAACAGGCGACGATGAAGTATTTGGAGAAGAGGCATTAACACCAGAGGGCATTACAACAGGTATCGAGGGCGCTACCGTACTTATCAGACAGAAAGCATGGGGCGACACTGATTTATCTAAAGTATTTGGCGGTAGCGACCCAATGGCAGCAATTGCAGACCTTGTTTCTGATTGGTGGATCATCAGAGAACAGGCTATTATGCTTTCTATCCTTAAGGGCTTATTTACAGCCGATACAGGAGCGTTAGCAGCTCATACACTGGACATTAGCGCAGATGCAGACGCAATTATTAGCGTAGATGCTACATTAGATGCTAAAAACCTTATGGGGGATGCTTACGACAAATTAGGCGTAGTATTTATGCACTCTGCTACATATACACGCTTACAGAAAAACCAGCAGATTACTACAGAATACGACAGCGACTTAAAAGTAAAAATTGATTACTACTTAGGTTATCAGGTAATTGTAGATGATGGCATGCCAGTAAATAGCGGTGTATATGACACTTACTTTATTGGTAAAGGCGCATTTGCAAGAGAGGACGGTATGCCACAGGGCTTAGTAGGTTACGAAACAGACAGAGACAAACTTGCAGCACAGAACTACTTAATTAACCGTAGAGCGCTTGTTATGCATCCTATGGGCGTTTCTTTTGTTATGCCGAAAACATTTACAGGCGGCAAGAAATACGCTGCAAATGCAGATTTAGAAACAGCTGCTAACTGGAAACTTGCAGTAGATCATAAGAAAGTACCTATTGTCTGCTTAAGACACAAAATCTAAGGGGGCTAAAATATGAGCTTAACCTTTCATAACATGAGACGCAGACAGGCAGCCAAAGCAGCAGCAGAGGCTAAAGCAAAGGAAGAGGCAGCAAAGAAAACCTCTAAGCGTAAAAAAGAGGCTAAAGCAGAGCAGTAGGTGAGGCTATGACTGTACAGGAATTACAGGCGCTCAAATTGCCCATAGATGCCACCGACGAAACATGCTTGTATGTAGAGGCTGCTATAGATTGGTTAATAGCCAATACAACGCTAGAAATTAACAAAAAGACGTTAAAGGACAGCATAGCAGCTCTACCGGCTGGCGCTAAGCTCTTTTTGTGCCGATATTATGAAATTATGAGCGCTAACGACATGGTGGCAAGCGAGAGTATAGCGGGTATGTCACAGACTTTTAAGACTGATACCAAAAACAGCCTACTTTATGCTTATGCAAGCGAGACAATAGGAGCTTATTTAAAAGGACAAGTAAGCAGCATACCTAATGTTAGTAAGTGGGTGTAGATTATGGGCGTTAAGTGGAAAACCAAGAAAAATGATTTTCCAAAGGTTGAGGCAGCCATAAAAGGGCTAGACGGTAAAAAGGTTAGTGTAGGTGTGTTAGAGGGAGAAAGTAAGTGGCTTGCTGCAATCCATGAATATGGAATGAAAATAGAAGTTACGCCACCAATGCGGCGTTATTTAGCTGCTACAGGGCTTTATTTAAAAAAGACCACAACGCACATAACCATACCAGAAAGGGCGTTTTTGCGTAATGGCTATGACAAGAGCAAAGACGAGGTTATAGCAAAAGCGGAGCACTTAATAGGTGATGTGCTGGGCGGTACAATGTCCGCAGATCAGTTATTCGAAATTATAGGCTTTCTTATGAAAAGTAGAATACAAGATTATGCGGTAGACCTAGACAGCCCACCTAACCACCCTTACACTTTGGCGCACAAAGGCAGCACAAGCCCGCTTATACAAAGTGGCGACATGATAGGCGGCATTACTTATAAGGTGGAGTAAATGAAATTATACAATTTTGCAAGAGTGATAAAAAAGTATAGTGTGAGTTGCCAGCTTGTAAGTTTTGCAGAGGGCAGCTGGAAAGCCGGCAAATGGCAAGAGGGCGAGCAGACCACAAAAGACATAAAAGGCGCAGTAGTGCCGATAACAGAAAAACGCATAGTAAATAGCGGTGGACATTACAAACAGGGTGATTGTGAGTTTATCACTACAGAGCCTATTGTAATTAACAGCAAGACTTATTTAGTCCACAATGGCAAAAAGTATAAGCTGGAAGATTCCACAGACTATAGCGACTATGCAGACTTTAACGTATATGTAGCAAGGAGAGTGAGCGCATTTGATACCACAGGTACAAGAAACGCTACTAACTAAGTTAGAGGCGTATTTAGGCTGCTTGTGTGTACCTAGTAACACTACTAAGGAAATGCCCGCTTATCCTTATGTTAGCTTTACGGTGATTAACACTAACACCAAAAAGGGCACATATGCAGAATATACGACAGAAACAGGCGAGAAAATATTTGTAATGCCAGCATTACAGGTATGGAGCTTTACAGCGCAGAGCGACGACGACGCACAGGCAATGGAAATAGCTCTAAAGATTAATGATTTTTTCGCAGAGGCAAAGCGTAAAGAGCTGGAAGATGCGGACATAGTTGTAGCAGACATAGGGGCAATAACACCTAGAGACAACATGCTAACAATAGAGTATGAGTACCGCAAAGGGCTAGACATTACGTTAAGGCTCAATAACATTATTACCGATGTAACAACAGAAACTATTGATAAAGTGGCGCTTACCAGTGACAAGGTAGGCGACATAGACATAGAAAAGGAGTAAGGCAATGGCAGATACTTACACAAAGGTAAAAGATATTACCGTAAATATCACTACCTCTAGTGCAGCCGGCAGCATTGGCTTAGGCATTCCCTTAGTTATTGCTGGTATGCATACTACAGAGATACCATACAAAGAGTGCAACGGATTAGACGACGTTGTAGCGGCTGGCTTTGCAGCAAGTACAGAGGTATACAAAGCATGTGCCGTAATCTTTGCACAGAGAAACAACCCTAAAACTGTAGCTGTATGTGCTACTACGGGTAAGATTGGCACATGGTTAGGAGAAAACGGCAATTTAGATTTTCGCCAGATTGTGCCGGTACTTGGCACAGACGACAGCACAGTAGCAGAGCTTATAACAGCTGCTAGCGCTGCGGAAATGAAAATGCTTTTCTTGCATGTGAAAACAGCGGCAGAAATCCCAGAAGCCACAAGCGAAAGAGTTGTTTGTGTCGTATACGGTGGTGCTAGCGAGTACCCTAACGCAGCTGTAGTGGGTGCTAGTGCTGGTTTAGCGGCTGGCTCTTTCACATACAAAAACCTTATCCTTACAGGCGTAGAGCCAGAGGATTTAGGCGCAGCTGCCGTAAAAGCCGTACATGATGCGGGCGGCATTTGCATTGTTAAGAAAGCTGGCGACATTGTAACAAGCGAGGGCATTACAACAGATGGCGAATACATTGACATTGTGGACAGCAAAGACTATGTAATTAGCAATATCATTTACCAAGGACAGAAACTTTTAAATGATAACCTCAAATTAACATTTGACAATGTGGGTATTTCTCAGCTTGAAAGTGTAGTAACTAATGTGCTTGCAGATGCTTACGCAAATGGCATTATTGCAACTAATGACGAGGGCACAGCAGATTACTCTACTAACTTTGCTGGCAGATCAGAGGTAAGCGCAAGCGACAGAGCAGCACGCACATACAAAGGCGGCAGCTTTACTTTTGGATTAGCGGGAGCTATCCATAACGCTACTGTTAACGGCACATTAGTAGTCTAGGAAAGGAGCGTATAAGCTATGGCAAAAGTAACAAGATATAACGCAAAAGACTGTGTTATTACTGTAGGCGGCGTATACATTACCGGCTTAGGCGAGGATATGGTAAGCGGCGAAAAGGACGAGGACAACGTAACCGCAGTAGTAGGAGCACAGGGCGACGTAGTAGTAAACGAAATTAACAACGATTTAGGTACTATTAAGTTATCTATACAGGGTACAAGCCCACAGAAAAAATACATCTTAGGCTTAGCAAAATCTAAGAAAATGGTTCCTATATGGGTTAATAACAAATCTATTAATGAAAAAATGGGCGGCACAAAAGCGATGGTTAAGAAAACACCGGCGCTGGAACAGGGCGCAGAGCTTGCAGATCGTGAGGTTGAATTTATCGTATTCGACTACACAGTAGAATAACCATTTTAAACAACAGGGCAACCGTAACGGCTGCCCTTAATTTTTTTAAAAAGGAGCTTGTAACATGAGCAAAAATAAATTTTATACCGTAAAAAAAGTGATTAACGGCACAGAGTATGTAGCACAGTTTAACGGCTTATCATGCGCACTTAGAGCAGTAGACAGCTCATATATTGAGGGCAGCAGCAATACAAGCACAGAGGCTTTTGCAAAATATGTATTTGATAACGTAATTGTAGAGCCTAAAGGTCTTGAAATTGATGATTTTGAAAGCATGGAAGAGTTTAACGAGGTTGTAACTTTTGGGCGTGAGGTAATGCAAGGGAAGTTTCGAAACCAAGCTAACACCGACGCAAATTAAGGACAGAGCGCAAGAAAATTGGGCTATGTGGCGGCTGGTGCTGGACGGGAAAATGGATTATAACACCGTATTTCACCAGATGCTACCAAGCGAAATAAACGAGGCTAACGCTGCTTTAGACATTTACATAGAGAAAATGAAACAAGCAGCGAGAGAGTAACAACCCTTAAAAGGGGGCACAAAAATGTCTAATACAATTAGAGAAGACGTTGTAAGCATTAGCTTTGACGTCAAAAACAACCCTTTTGCGGATATAACAGCCGGCGTTAATGAGATGAAAACGGCGGTAATTGGCGGCGTGGATGCAAGCAACAACAAAATTAAGGGATTAACACAGGGCTTAAATAAAATAAAACAGGTAACGAGCGGAGACATGGGCAGCGGTTTAAAAAGTCTTAAAAGTGATATTGAGACGGGCGGCGTTGCTATAGGGCTGGCAAAGAGCAAATTTGACAGCTTTAAAAACAGTATAAAGCAGATCGTTACACACCCTATTAAAACTCTGGATAATGAAATGTTAATGCTGCAAATGTCTACCGGCAGAACGGTAGCGGAGCTTAAAAACCTTGCAAAAACAAAGCTAGCAAACTTAAAGTCTCATATGACACAAATTAAGTCTGTACTTACCGGCGGTGAGGCTGGCGCTAGAGGGTTCGTAACAGCTTTAAAAAGCATAGGAAAAATAAGTGTTAGTAAGGCTTTAACTGGCTTATCTAAGTTAAAGACGAAAATAACACAGGGGCAAAACCCAGCAACTAAATTAACCACAGCTCTTAAAAAGGCTGCGTCCGTTACATTTAACAAAGTAACTGGCGGGCTTAAGTCTCTTGCTACACATGCCGGCAAAGCCGCTCTTAGTGTAGGAAAGATAGCGGGTAAGGCTACAATAGCCGGCATAGGAGCTGCGGGCGTTGCTGTGGGCGGGCTTGTGACAAAATCTGTACAAGCCTATGCAGAATATGAGCAGCTTATAGGCGGTGTAGATACACTGTTTAAAGAAAGCTCAAAGGAAATACAGAAATACGCCAATGATGCTTATAAAACGGCGGGGCTTTCTGCTAACCAGTACATGGAAACAGTTACTAGCTTTTCTGCTAGTTTGTTGCAGAGTGTGGGCGGCGATACAAAGAAAGCAGCCAGTTTAGCAGATATGGCTATTCGGGACATGTCCGACAACGCCAATAAAATGGGAACGGACATGGAAAGCATACAAAATGCTTACCAAGGCTTTGCAAAAGGCAACTATACAATGCTGGATAACCTTAAGTTAGGTTATGGCGGCACAAAAGAAGAAATGGCACGACTTGTAAAAGACGCTGCCAAAATAGACAAGAGCGTGGATGCTAACAGCATGTCTTACGGCAACCTTGTTAAAGCTATCCATGCTGTACAAAATCAAATGGGCATTACAGGCACGACAGCGAAAGAGGCAGAGCAGACTATAAGCGGCTCTTTGGCTGGTATGAAATCTGCTTGGGGCAATCTGCTAACCAGTTTAGTACAGGGCGGCGACAGTTTCGACCAGTGCATGGCTAATTTTATAGCCTCTGTCAAGACATTTGCCGGTAATGTAATGCCAGTAGCACAAAAGGCTCTTACTGGAATAGTAACGCTAATTCAACAATTAGCGCCGGTTATTATTGCAGAATTGCCTAAATTGTTATCTACTTTGTTGCCACAAGTAGTAAATGCCGGAATACAGATTTTACAGACACTTGTAACAACTATTAGCAGCAATGTAGGCATGATAGGCAGCGGAGCAACGCAGCTCATAACGCAGTTTGTACAGTTTCTCTTAACAGCATTGCCACAGATCATAACAACAGGTATGCAGCTTATTTTGTCACTTGTGAACGGCATTTCTCAACAGCTGCCTACTTTAATACCAATGGCTGTACGGGCAATAACAACGCTTGTACAGGGCTTAGTAAACATGCTGCCCCAGATTATAAGCGCTGGAATACGCTTGATTGTTAGCTTGATACAAGGTATAACACAGTCATTACCACAGCTTATACCGGCTGGCGTAAAAGCTATTGTTTCATTGATACAGGGAATTACAAACTCTATACCACAGCTTTTATCTGCTGCGTTGAAGTTAATACCAGTGGTGCTTAAGGCAATTATTACTAATCTGCCACAGATTTTAGAGGGCGGTATAAAAATTATTGTTTCTCTGATTAAGGGATTAGGACAGGCAATACCGCAGCTTATCTCTTTCTTGCCAAAAATTGCAAAAACAATTATAAGCAGCCTTAAAGAAATCGACTTGCTTTCTGTAGGTAAAGATTTAATTAGGGGCTTTATTAACGGTATAAAAAGCATGTTAGGCTCTGTAAAGGATGCCGCCAAAAACATTGCTAAAAGTGCTGGAAATGCTATTAAAGGCTTTCTGGGTATCAACAGCCCAGCTAAACTTACTATTGGATTTGGTAAGTTTACCGGCGAGGGGCTTGTAGTTGGTTTGCAGAAAATGAAAGACAAGGTAACACAGGCAGCACAGGGGCTTAGTACCAATATAAGCACAGCGATTAAACCAGAGGTTAGCCCGTACACGCCTAGCAGCTCTAGCGTTAGTAATACAACTAACAGCAAGATAACTAATACTTATTCACCACATTTTACTCTTAACATGAACGGCGCAAGCGCTACAGAGGCTAATAAGCACAAGGTTAAGAGGTGGATAAAAGAGTGTTTACAGGAGCTTTTTGAGGATATGGGCAGCACAAATCCAGAACTATGTGAGGTGTAGCTAATGGCACTTTTAAATAATTATTATATTTTCGTAGCAGACGAAAGTGTAAAACGTGGGGTGTCCGTTAGCGAGCACCCTGTAGAAAGCGGCTTAAACATTACGGATAACGTAAAAAGAAACGCTAAAGTAATAAGCATTGACGGCGAGATAGTAGGAAGTAACGCAAAACAGGTACTTTCTAAAATTGAGGCGCTGCATAATAACGGCAAGTACGTTAAATATATAGGGCAAAATATCTTAAGCAATGCGATAATAACAGACTTTGACACAGACCACCCTAACACGATCTACGGCGGGTGCGCTTTTAGCATGACAATTACAGAGGTGCGAATAGCGAAAAGCCCGCTTGTAGTGAAGAAAAAGACCAGCAGCACGAAAAAGACCACAACAGGTACAAAGCAGACTACAAAGAAGTCTACCAAGAACACAAAAGCCAAGACTTACAAAGTAAAAAAGGGTGATACCCTTTGGGCTATTGCCAAGAAATACTATGGAGCTGGCAACAAATACACTAAGATTTACAATGCAAACAAGAAACTGATTAAAAACCCAGACATTATACAGGTTGGATGGGTGCTTACAATACCGGCATAAAGGGGGCACAATATGAGAGATATAATAGAAGTCGAAAAAGAGCTTATGCCATATAGCTTTGATATTGTGCTAGCCGGTGAAGAGTACAACATGGAATTTATGTATAACAAAGCAGCGGAGCTTTTTACATGCACACTAAGTAAAGAGGACGAGGTATTAGTATACAACGAGCCTATTGTTTACGGTGTGGAAATGTTTGCAGACGTGTATAAAAGTGGTTTGTTTCCTATGGTTGCTATTGTGCCGCTGGATGAATCGGGGCAAGAAAACTCCGTAACCTATGATAATTTTGGTAAAACGGTATTTCTAACGATTGACGATGAGCCAGAGGATGAAAGCGAGGCGGTGAGTGTTTGAGCAGCCAAGTAGTAATTAAAGATAAAAAACACACCGGCAGCTTTTCACGCATGGTTAAGTCTATACAGCAAGTTGCCGGAAAAATAGACACCACGCCAGACGGCTTATACGACCAGAATATAACAATAAAATCTGGAAATGTGAGCATAAGCGGGGATGAAATAGACTTTTTATTCGACATACCTTTTGACGACGACACAGAGGCAAACGTGGCAGAGATAGTAATATACAATCTTACAGACAAGACCATAAACGCCATAAAGAGAAAAGCTGCAATTAGTATAGAGGCTGGTTATGGAAAAGACACCGGCGTTATATTTAGCGGCTATGTGGATAAGCGGCAGACGGTATGGGAAGATAACGACAAAGTAACGACTATTAAAGCTATAGACAATAACGGTAAGAAAGAAAAGGAGCTTACCAGTTTGTCTTTTGGTAGTGGTACGAAAGCTAGCAAGATATTAAAAAAACTTGTGGAGCGTGTAGGGCTGCCGGTAGCAGTCTTTAAAACAAGGCGAGATCATACATACAAGGACAAAGTAACAGTAGACGGCGGGTTAATGGAAAACATTAAGAAATATGCCCAGATATGCGGCGTAGTAGCTTATGTGTGTAAATCCAAAATCTATGTTTGTCCTTTAACGCATGGGACGCACACCACATTTAACTTAACAGCAGATACCGGCTTATTAAGTGTAAATGAGTTTGAAGAGGAAATAACGGCAGAGGACTACACAGACAATATAAAAGGGCTGGACATTGAAATGCTATTACAGCACAGGGTACAGACCGGCAGCATTATAAATATTACAACAAAAAACATTAAAGGCGAGTACAGGGTAAAAGAGGGCAGCCATACATACGATGGCAGCGAGTTTAAAACAAGCGTAAAAGCCATTGCTTACTCTTGCCTTAAGAAGTAAAGGGGGCTGCTTATGAGCATACCTACAAACGTAATACAGGGGCTTATAAATAATGCCTTAATGGTAACGCATACGGCTTTCTGTGGGAAAGTAATAAGCGTAAAAGGCAACCTTGCAAAAGTGCAGCCCTTAAACATGGTAAAAGCCAAAGGCGGCAATGCACAAAAGCAAGCCGTTTTAACGGATGTGCCTATATTACAGCCTACATACAAGGCAGACGGATATACATGCAATATCAAAGCCGGCGACACTGTGTACTGTGTATGCGCCGAGCGGGATATAACAGAAACACGAAAAGGCAAGTTTGCGCTGCCGGTACAAGGACGGCACATGCTTAGTGATGCCGTTATAGTAGGAAAGTTTTGAGGTGGTAGCATATGAAAGGTTTTAAATTAGATCATAACGGCGACGTAGTTATAACAGACAAAATAGAGTTTGTAGAAGACTTGGAGCTGCTTACACAGACATTAAAACAAGTAATAGCTACTAATCTGGGTGAATGGTTCGGAGATAAGGAAGAGGGCATAGACTTTTATGTGGTTCTTACGAAAAATCCAAACTATGACCTTATCAAAGACACGATTAACACAGCGGTACAAAAAGTGGCAGACAGTTTGAGTATAGAGCTTGAAACTGATAATTTCACTTTTGACAGAAAAGGCAGAGAGCTTACGGTATCTTTTACTTTCACAGTGAACGGGAACGAGGACGAGACCGCAAGCATTGAAATAACGCTGTAGAAAGGAGCGAGCAATGCCGTTAACAGAATTAGGGTTTGAGCGCCCTACATATGAGGACTTGCTGGCAGCACAGGAAGAAAGAGCAAAGCTGCTTTTTGGCGAGGACATAAACACAAACGATAATACAGCGCTAGGCAAGTATATACGCCTTAATGTGGCAGACCTAGCGGACGTATACGAGATATTAGAAAAAATCTATTATGCACGTTTCCCAAGCACAGCCACAGGCGTTAGCTTAGATCGGCTGTGTTCTTTTGTTGGTATTACCAGAAATCCGGCAACCTATGCGCAGCACCTTATACGCTTTACTGGCGTAGCTGGCGAGTATGTGCCGGCTGCATTTGAGGTAAGTACAGTGGATGGCGATATAACATATCACACCTACGAGAGCTACTTAATAGGCGAAAATGGCACAGTAGACGGGCTTGTATATTGTGAGCAAGCGGGCACAGTGGGAAATGTAACAATAGGGAAAATCAATACTATTGTAAATCCAGATGCAAGTGTAGAAAGCATAGAGCATTTAAGCGTAGCGCTATATGCAGAGGACATAGAAACAGATGCAGAGTTAAGAGATCGCTTTAAATCTACAGTAAGCAGCGCCGGCTCAAATACGACTACCTCTATAAGCGGTGCTATATTACAAGTACCTTTAGTGTACGGCGTAGCCATTGTAGAAAATGACAGTGCAGAAACAGTGGACGGGCTACCACCTCACAGCTTTAAATGTTATGTACTTGCGCCGGAAAGCCAAGACACGCTTGTAGCAGAGGCTATTTTCAGTAAAAAGCCGCTTGGTATTAAAGCAGTAGGAGACATAGCAGTAGATATTAAGGACGAAAACGGCACAAGCCATACTATAGCTTTTTCCAGAACTATAGAAAAATCCTTACACATTAAACTTACAATAGCGACAAACCAATACTTTGAGAGCGACGGTGTAAACCAGATAAAAAGCTATATTGCAGAGTACATTAATTCTTTGAAAAATGACGACGATGTGTACTTATCTAGTATTTATGGCTATATCTACAAAGCAGCTGGTGTAGTCAATGTATCACAGTTATTAATGTCTACGGATGGCAGCACATTTAACACTGGAAACATTGAAATAGGCATAGAAGAGGTAGCGAGAATCGACACAGCTAATATAGAGGTGGTGGTTAGTGCATGAGTAATGTAAACAAGCTGCCGGACAGCTACGCCAAAGGAAAGAGCAGCAACAACTATAAGCTGCTTAACCTTAACGAGCAAGCCATAGCAGATGCTAAAACGGATGCACAGGCATTACTAGACATATTAGACATACAACAGGCTACAGGGCGCACGCTGGATTTATACGGCGACATGTTAGGACAGCAAAGGGGCGCTCTTAACGATGAGCAATATAGATATATGATTTTAACAAGGGTTGGTATTAACATGGTACAGTGCGACCATGCAACCGTAACAAGCCTTATAAGACAGATTTTTAATTGCTCTGCTAAAGAAATCATATTAAGAGACAGCGACGAGCCGGCAAAAGTAAAAGTAGAGTCGTTTCCTATACAGGTACTTATAAACGCCGGATTTAGCAGCACACAGGCTCTAGCGATCATAGAAAGCCTTTTGCCGGTGGGTGTATCTGTAGACGGTGCTAACTTAGAGGGTACATTTGAATTTGCAGAGACAGCGGATGTGTACGACGAAACGGCGGGCTTTGGAGATATAGAGCAGACTATAGGCGGTACGTTAGGCTTGTTACTTGGCGTGGACGAGGAAAGCCCTATTTTGCCTATGTAGAAAGGAGTTAGCATAAATGGAGTTTGAAAACACAGCCCCAAAATGGGACGCAGCGGGCGCAGAGCCTAGTAGTGACCTACAGACAAACGGATTTACAGCCGGATATAAACCGCCAGCAGCATACTTTAACTTTTTGTTTCACATGTACACAGCATGTATAAAAGAGCTGCAAAGCTTATTAAATGATACAGATACAAAGCTAGAAAATGTAAAGAAAGGTGCGCAAACGCTGCATTATTACTATGAACCTACAGAAATCGGATGTACTGTAGATTCTACACCAACGGAAATATGGAACGCTATGCCAGACCATAGTGTATTTGCTTACCCTAGCACGTCATTAACAAATAGTGCGTGGAATTTCCCTACAAGTTTAGGGATTGTGCGTATAGAGAAGTATGCAATACATAGAGGCGTGATACAGTTTTTCAGCAAAAGCAAAGACACAAAAGACTATCGTATGTTTTTAGATAGTTCTACGGGTAATCCTAGCGGGGAATGGCACGAATATTACACGAGTGCTACAGAGCTTAGACCGCCGTTTATTGAACTTATGCCGAGCGCAGACGCAGCAAACGGCGGTTTTGTCGACTTTCATTATAGAGGCTCTACAGAAGATTATACAGCTAGGATTATTGAAGAGTTAGAAGGTGTGTTAAGGGCTTATGCACCTAACGGCTTTTCTGTGTCACATAATCTTAATGTAGGGAATGAAATAAAAATACCAGATAAAAGCTATACAGACCAAGGCACTAGAATTTATTCGTCTGACGGCATAGGAATGAGTTATATGACAGACCCGTTAGACATGAACTCTGCAAGAAGTGGTATGAAAATTAATGTACCAACAGGAGACATAAAGGCTCTGGCGAGAGTGTTTAGAGCGACAGAGGCGGGAGACGCACAATGGTATAATCTGTATGGAGAACACAATAAACCTACAGCAGCAGACGCAAGCGCAACGCCATGGACTGTAAGTTATGCCGATACATTCGAAACATTTTGGAATGATATATACACAGCAGCAGACGGCATGGGAGCGGTAGCGTTTAGATTAAAAGACACAGGCGGCTGGGGTGCAGCTGGAACGGCTAACTCATGGTATAACGGTGTTGCATTTTGGCAGAATCCGCCAACAGGTACAGACAACGTAAGCGGCACGATTATTACTAGGTTAAACAGCGACACAAACTTAGCACTTTACAAAGGTGTTGTAACTGGCAATGCAACGGACGGCTACACGCTTAACTGGCACAAAGTATATGATACAGGAAACAAGCCGACGGTTACGGAAGTTGGAGCGTTAGCGGCTAGTGATGTAGTAAATAACCTTACAAGCACAGCCACCGCCAAACCATTAAGCGCATATCAAGGAAAAGTGTTGAATGATAAAGTTACTGAGGCGCATACTGTAACAAAAGTAGGCAGCATGAACGCAAACAAAAAAACACTTACATGTGATATGTCCAGCTTGGATGATGGTATATATATAATTACTTATACGAGATGGCAAGAGGGAAAAGGAATGTGTGGTATAGTGCAAAAGCACACAATAAACGGACAAGGAACTTTTGTTAATATATTAAGTAACCAAAAGTGTAGCGATGAAACGACGGACTTTTTAAGTATTGCCGACTCTGTAGTGACTGTTACAACAACTTTAGCAATAAATGCTATTGTTTACATCAAAAAACTTTAAACCAAAGCACACTTTAAACGGGTGTGCTTTTTGTATGCAAAGGAGCGCCGCCGATGGATTTAGCACACGAGGAGCGCTTAGTAAAAGTAGAAGAGCGCTCAAAATCAAACTCACACAGGCTGGAAGAACTGGAAAAGAGGCAAGACAATTTAGACGACCTTGTAAGTACTGTAAAAGTTTTAGCTGTGCGTGAGGAAAACGTAGAGAACGACGTAAAAGAAATAAAGAACGATGTAAAAACCCTAACAGGCAAGAGCGGGCAGCGGTGGGATGGCTTAGTAGATAAAATTATATTAGTCTTGGCTACCGCATTAGTAACCTTTTTGCTATCACAAATGGGACTTTAAGAAAGGAGAAAGAACTATGATTAACTGGAAAGTACGAGCAAAAAACCCTTATTTTTGGTTTGGTTTAATCGCAGTAATTTTAGCAGCAATCGGAGTAAGCCCAGAGAGCCTTACAAGCTGGGCTATTCTCTTGGATCAGATTAAAGCTCTTTTTGCTAATCCTTTTGCCCTTGGCTGCGTAGCTGTAGCTTTAGTGGGGTATGTAAACGACCCTACCACAAAGGGCTTAAAAGACAGTGACAACGCATTAACGTATACACAGCCTAAATAAAGGGGGCTAAAGAATGATAGAAGTAATAGGCGGTACTTTGTACCAATGGGACACAGGGAAAAAGGTTAAAATAACGCCAGACGAGGACATGAGCGTTTATGCTGTAGAGTATTCTAACGCCAATGTAAAAAGTGCTTTAGCTGTGCCGTTTACTGAAAACGGGGAGCTTGTGGCAAATATCCATAATATCTTATTGCAGACCGCCGGCAATTTAAAAGTATATGTGCGCCTCAAAGATGCAGCCGGTAAATGTACTGTATACGATTGCGCCTTTACCGTAGACCCTAAAGAAAAACCGGTAGATTATGTATGTCCAGAGGACGACATGTTAGACTTTGACGCACTTGTAAAGCGCATAGAGGCTTTAGAGGAAAACCCTGTAAGTGAAGAGGTTATAAAAGAGGCAGTTAATGAGCATTTAGCTAATAACGGTATAAATGCAGACGAAACCGACCCAACAGTACCAGACTGGGCAAAAGAACCGACAAAGCCGGCATATACAGCCGACGAGGTAAAAGCTCTTAATCTTACCGGCAATGAAAGTGTAATGTTAATAGATGCCACAACAAAAAAGGTATTTGCGTTAAAAGTTGTTAATTCTAAATTAACAATGGAAGAGGTGACAAGCTAATGGGAGTAACATTTTTAACTAACGAAGATAAAGAAGAATTACAGAAAAGCATACAAGCAAATGCGGATGCTGTTAGTAAAGTATCGGAACAGATTTCCGACATCAAGACAGACATTGGTGAAGCAGAAACACTGCTTGAAGCGATTTAGGAGGATTGATAGATATGAGTATTAATACACAGATTAGCAGAATTGAATCACTTAGAAATGCTATCAGAACAAAACTTGTGGAGTTAGGCTTGGTGCAATCCTCTGCTAAATTAGAAGATTGTTCGACAGCACTTGCCACAATCGAAAATAGAGGAAATGTATCTGCCACAGTAAAAGAGGGCGAAACATACACAATCCCGAAAGGATACCACAGTGGAGCAGGTACAGTCAGCGGTGTTTCTGGTGGTGGAAATTATAACTTACAGAGTAAAACAGTGACACCAACAAAGGCACAACAGCAAGTAACATCTGATGATGGCTACTATGGATTATCTGATGTTGTTGTTGGTGCGATTCCAGAAAATTATCAAGATGTGTCTGGTGTAACACTGAAAAAAGCCGAAGCACTGGAAGGAAAAATCTTTGTTGATTCCACAGGAGTTTCACAGGTTGGTAGCATGGCTAACAATGGAGATGTAAGTAAAACTATTGACGGTCTGACGGTTACAAGTGTGACAATTCCAGCAGGCTATACAACAGGCGGTACAGTGGCTTTAACTTCCGACATTGAAAATGCACTTGCTGATATTTAGGGGGGTGTTCTGATGAGCGTACAAACAGAAGTTGATAGAATCAAACAGAATGTGGCTAACACATACGCTGTATTGGATGCTTTAGGATGTGAAATGCCAACAGAACAGAATAGCGATAATTTAGCCACAACAGCAGGCACTTCAAAAGTTGTTAGATATGATGCACAGACATTAACGGATGCACAGAAAGAACAGGCAAGAAACAACATTGGAGCAACTACACAGGATTATGTTGATGCAGAAATCACAGATTTAAAAGCACAGGGAGTACAGCAGACACCTTTATATCCAGAAGGTTCTACAGTGGAAGAATGTCTTGCATGGCTAGCTGAAAATGGAGATATATCAAAAGTATATCTTCTTCCAGATGGATTATTATATGGATATTTGAAAACTACTGTTGAAAATAGTGGCCCTGCATATACGAACTTATTACCTACAGCAACAGATGTAGACGGAACTATTTATAACGGAAAAGGTTATATGGAAGGCTATCGTTTGTCAGGGTCAAGTGGAACAACATCTGTTTCAAGTGCTAATGCCGAGATGTGTGCAAGTGGTTTTATTACAGCTAGTGAAGGAGACATAGTAAGAATTAAAGGGGCAACACCTGTTACTTCTGTATCGGCTTATTTGATTACTTATGATGCATCAAAAGCGAGAATACAAAATCAGACTTTCTTACAAGATGGCTCTCCTTTAGATTGGATTGCTTCATCTGCTTGGAATACTTATGAGGA